ATCAGCGTGCTTGAGGACTTCCGCCCCAATGAGCAGAAGCAGTCGAACGGCGGGCAGACTAGTGCGACGAACGAATGGAAGTTGCTGGTGCAGGGTTTCGTGCAAGACGATCCCATTCACAAGACCGATCCGGCTTATCGCCTCGCCGCTGATGTTGTGCGTTGTCTTGCGAAGCAAAAGAAAGACAAATACAACATCCTCGGACAGGGCAACTCGTCGCCCTGTGTCTATGCTTTGAAGATGGATCATCCTGTGATCCGCCCCGCTGACGGTGAAATATCGTCGGTTGCCTTCTTCTTTCTAAACGTGACGCTGACACTGGTAGAGGACTTGGAAAACCCCTTTGCCTAGCGTGTAGTTTCAATGTATACGTGCATCTAACGCCAAAACGGAGACACCAAAATGGCAGATAACCTGATGATCGGTAAGGGCGAACTGTGGTATTCGCCGTTTAAGGCGGGCACCAAGGTTCCCGAAGGCTTCTTCTTCGTGGGCAACACCCCCGAAGTCTCGCTGAATCGGGAAGCCGACACGCTTCCCCACTATTCGTCCACGCGCGGACTGCGCCGGAAGGATGAAGAAATCACCATTGAAGCCCGTTTGGCGGGTTCCTTCACGGTGGACGATGTTCGTCCTGAGACCGTGGCAATGTTCCTGATGGGCGAGGTTCTGACCACGACTACGATGGTTGGGACTGCTTTGACCTCCACGTTCACAGGGGTCAAGAAGGGTCGCACCTACCAGCTTGGCGAGACCGCTCTGCTGCCTTCCGGCACCCGTGGCCTGACTGCCGTGACTTCCGTTGCGCTGTCTGCCGCCCCCTCCACCGTTTACGTCGCCAACACCGACTACACGGTTGACCTCGCACTGGGCCTCATCACGATCCTTTCGACGGGCGCTATCGCTGACAACGCGAACATCACCGTGACGTATTCGCAGGCTGCTGGCACCCGTCAACGGATCATCTCTGGTGATACGGAAGTGCAAGGCGCACTCAAGTGGATTTCCTACAACCCCGTGGGTCTGAAACTCGACTACCTGCTTCCGTGGGTCAAGATTCGTCCGAACGGCGACCTGACACTGGTTTCCGAGGAGTGGATGACTGTCCCGCTGTCCATTGAGGCCCTGTATCGCGATGACAACACCGCGCTGGCCTACATGGATGGCCGTCCAGCGGTGGCTTGATTTGAGGCTCGGGAGGTAACATGGGTCTCAAAAATCTCGTCATTCCGTCTGACACGGTTCAAATCCCCGGCAACGATGACCTCGTTGTTCGGGGGCTTGGCCTCGACGCGGCTGTGTTTCTGGTGCGTGAGCATCAGGACGTTCTCAGCGACATGTTCGCCAAGGCTCAAAATGGAGGCTTCGACGGTGCGTCTGCCGAAGCCTTCGCCTTGGAGATCGCGCAAATCGCACCTGATCTTGCCGCCAAGATCATCGCCTGCGGTGCGGGTGAGCCGGAAGAATGGCAGGCCGCTAAGGCGCTGCCAATCACGGTTCAGGTGGATGCCATCTTCAAAGTGGGCAAACTCACGTTTGCCGGGGAAGGTGGCTTGGAAAAGCTGATGGAGACCGTTCTGGCAACGCTGTCGGGCGTGGCGGCTCTCCAAAACAAGTCTGCCTGACTGAATGGGTTTACGGCATCAGGAAGCAGGTTAGCCTTCTATTGGCAAACGGCCACGCGGAAGCGTGGTCGTATCCAATTTGGATGGTGTGGCTTGAATCTCAAATTGTCGTAGAAAGGGATAACGCAACACTTGCGTCATCGTCAGTTTTGACGAAAATGGCGTTCGACGCGGTTCCCAATATGAATGTAAAGGGTTCCGCCACCCGACGCGCAGCAAAAGACTTCGCGAAATACGTGAAGACTCTATTCGGAGAATAACATGGCGGGCAACGAAAGAGTCGTAAACCTTGTAATTCGAGCAAGGGATGAATACTCGCGGGTTACTGCTGCTGCGAAGCGCAGCCTCGACCAGTTGTCTGCCAAGCAGCAGTTGCAGCGTCAGGTCACGCTCCGTCAGGAGATGCGCGAACTTCAGGCTACGGTTCAGTCGCTTAATGCGGATACCACGCGCTACGCGAAGGTGATGCATGATGCGGCGCGGTCGGAAAAACTGACCGCTGCCGAAGCCCGCGAGGTTCGTGACGCCTTTGTTTCTGTGCGGGATCGGGCTAAAGAAGCCAAGGTTGCCCTTGCTGCCAAGACTGCGGAATTGGGTCGCGCCCGCAACGGCGCGCAGGGTTCCTTCAAAGCATTCATGCAGAATGCAGAAGCGATGGACGTGACTGCCACGAAGGCAGATCGACTTCAGCGCGAACTTGCTCAGACTGAATCCGCGTATCTAGCAGCAGCAGCCGCCGCTAAACGTAGTCAGGCTGCGATGCAGTCTGGTGTAGGCTCTGGCGTGGCAGTTGGCAATGGAATGGTAGATAGCCGTTTCATCGCCTCTCGGGAACAGACTGCACTTAATCAGAACGCTCGTGCTGCCAAGGATAACTTGCTTCGTCAGCGGGAACTCCGTGCAGAACTCGCACGGATGGGCGTGGAGACTCAGAAGGCCACTTCCGGCTTCCTCGCTTTCTCCAAGCGGGCAGATGCACTGGCGGTTGAAACTGTCCAGACAGCAGAGTCGCTGCAAACCGTCGCTGTCGCTTCTAACACTGTTGAGACGCAGCAGGGTCAGGCCGCAACGGCCATTGATAAAACCACTCGTGCAATGAAGCGCCAGCAGGCTGCTGCGATTTCCGGCGTAACGCAGGTTGGTGTGGGACGGGCTAATCGTGACACCGGGGGTGATCTTTTTGACGAAGCGACCGATTCCTACGCCACCCGAGAGGGCCGGGGGCCACTTGGCTTGCGACCCTACGAACTGACCAATCTTTCGTATCAGATCAACGATGTGGTTTCCGGCTTGGCGATGGGCCAGCCGCCGATGCAGATTTTCGCGCAGCAGTTCGGCCAGATCGCACAACTCTTTCCGACCGCAATGGCGGGAATCCTGCGTTTCCTTCCTGTATTGGGTGCGTTCACAGTTGCAATCGCGCTACCCATTGCCCGTATAAACAATCTCAACACTTCGTTCGAGCAGTTCGAGCGGAGACTCGCCCTCTCGGCTGATGGTGCCCAATATAGTGTTTCCCGCCTTGCCCTCATGGCGCAGGAACTTGACGGGATGGGACTGTCTCTCGCCGTTGCCCGTGACGCCATTCAGGCATTCGTGGATGCTGGCGTGGGTGAAGGTAAGATTAAAGAACTGACCCTGATCGCGAAAGACTTGGCTACAGCTACGGGCATGGAAGTGCCTGACGCGGTGGAGAAGATGGCTGCGGCATTTACGGGCGGTCAGGCGGGCGTTCGGGAACTCGACAAGGAATTGAACTTCCTCAATGCCACGCAATACGAGCAAATCACGGCACTGTTCGAGGCGGGCAAGGAAACCGAAGCATACGCTGAAGTGCAGAGGATTCTCGAAAGTCGGCTTGCTACCGTAGCAAAGCAGGCAGAAGGCCCGTGGTCGCGGGCTTGGGATGCGCTGACCTCGGCCTTCACCCGTTTCCTCGACTACATGGGTGAGACGTGGCTGATTGATGCCACCATTACAGCTTTCACCAAATTGGGTGAAGCTGTTGCCTATGTCGCGGAAACTCTCGACTCGCTTGGGCGGGACAGCCCCAATGCTGAAAACCCTTCGCTGGAAGCCGATCTTGCTGCCGCTACGGCTGACGAATATCGCGAGATGGTGGACGCTCAGAAAGACTACATTGCTGGTCTAAAGCAAGAACGTGACATGCAAAAGCAGATGGGGCAGGAAACCTCATCTTGGGACGACCGGATTGCGGCTGCTGAAGAAGAACTAGCCTACCTTGAAAAGATTGGTGCGCTAACAGAAGAACAGCGCCGCTCGGGTGCGTTTGATCCTTACGAGACTTCCCGGCCCGAAAAGACAGCCGAAGAATGGGCGGCGCAGATGAACGCCGTGGAAGAAGCGCATCGTAAAGCAGCGAAGTATACACAAGAAGAAAAGAAAAAGCGTATCGACGCGAACAAAGCTGTCGATGACCTTCTCACGAAGATGGAGAAGGAAAACGAACTGGCATCCTTGACCGCCAAGGAACAGTTTATTCGTCAGGGTATTGAAGAATCCATCAATGCTGCGAAGGAAAAAGGCGTTACACTGGCGGAAGAAGAACTTCGCATCGCCCGTGAACGCCTCGGATTGATCTACGAAGAACAAAAGGTTTCCTCGCGCACGGGCGAACTGGTCAATGGCAGCGGTCTTGGCAGCTTCACGGATCGCCTGATCGGGATTGAATCTGGCGGCAACGCCAATGCCAAGAACCCGAACTCCACGGCCACGGGGCTTGGGCAGTTCATCGAATCCACTTGGCTTTCGATGTTCAAGAAATACTTCCCCGACCGTGCTGCGGGGATGACCAATGCTGCGATCCTCGCTCTCCGCACGGAGTCCGAATTGTCGCGGCAGATGATTGAACTCTATGCTGCCGAAAACGCCAAGGTGCTTCAAGAAGCGGGCGTGGCTGTAACCGATGCTTCACTGTATCTCGCACACTTCCTTGGCCCGCAGGGTGCGACGAAACTGCTTCGCGCCGCACCCACTACACCCGTGGATCAGGTTCTCGGATCGGACCAGATTGCCGCCAACCAGTCCATTCTTGGCGGCAAAACAGCAGGACAGGTGCTTGAGTGGGCGCAGCGCAAGATGGGGATTTCCGAACAGGAACTCGCTGTCCGCGAACGTCTTGCTGAACTGGATCAGGAGCAGCTTGAGCGCCAAAAGGCTCTTGCTGATTCAAACGCAGACATGCGATTCGAGACGGAGCAAGCCCTTCGCGCAGAACGCGATGCTGCGATTCAAGAAGCCCTTAGAAACGCAGAAAAGACCAAAGGGGTCGCGCTCACCAAGGAAGAACGTGCTGAAGTCGAAGCAACAGCAGCCGCGCTCTGGGACGCTGAGAACGCTGATCGGCTCCGCAAGGAACAAGGCGAGGCGATTGAGGCGCGGGTAAACGCGCTGCTTGAACGTCGCAAAACGCTTGAAGCTGAGATCGCCCTCGCGCGGCAGACGGGCGACCAGACGCGCTTGATGGCCGCAGAGCAAGAGTTGGTCCAGATCAACGAGCAGTTACCGACTGCCATTCAGCAGGCGATTGCGTTCTGGCAATCGGTGGGCGGTCCCGAAGCTGACGCTGCGATTGAGAAGCTGCGGCAGATGGGAATCGAGGTTGAGGCCAACGGCCAGAAGATGCGTGGCGCTGCGGGCTTCTTCGAGATGACCGCTGAACAGATCAACCGTGGCTTTGCTGACGTTGGTGTGAGTGCGTTCCGCGCTCTGGCACAGGCTATTGCTGAAGGGACGAACGCTTGGCAGGCTTTCCGTGACGCCGCTCTGCAATCTCTCGCCAACGTGATCCTGAAGATCGGTGAAGCGATTATTCAGGCCGCAATCCTGAACGCTCTGACTGGTGGGAGTGGAAACATCAGCGGCGGCTTTGGTGGGTTCGTAACAAAGCTGATTGCAGGCGTGCTGCATGAAGGCGGCATTGCTGGCAGCGGTGGGCGGTCCCGCTCTGTGCCAATGGGCGCGTTTGCTGGTGCCATGCGCTACCACAGCGGCGGCATTGCGGGGCTGAAGGCAGATGAAGTTCCTGCAATCCTGCAACGCGGCGAAGAAGTCATCACGGAAGAAGACCCGCGCCACCGCAACAACGCTTCGGGTGGCGGTAACACGAAGATCATTAACGCTGTTGACGGCACTTCTTTCCTTGAAGAAGCGTTGAAAAAGAGCGATGGTGACAGAGTAATGCTGAACTACATGCGGGCGAATCGCACGACTATTCGTTCAGCACTCGGAGTCTGATATGCCAAAGTTCGCCAATCGCGCAAAAGTCAGAACGGTTACAGTCGGCACGGGTGCCGTGACGTTGGGTGCCCCCATCGCTGGCTACCAGTCATTCGCTGCTGCGGGTATCGTTGATGGGGATCAGGTTCGCTACGTCATTGAGGATGTGACGCAATGGGAGATTGGGATTGGGGTTTACAACTCCGCTGGTCCCACTCTTACCCGTCAGCCAAATCAAAGCAGCAACAATAACGGGCTAGTAAACCTGACGGGCAACTCGGTTGTCTATGTCGGTTTGTCTGCTGAAGATATTTCCAGTGCAGCCGACGAAGCTGATAGAGCGGAGCAGGCTACGGCTAACGCATTGAATGCGGCTGCGGCTGCTGCTTCATCTGCTGCTGCGTCATCTGCAAACCTGCTGGCTTTGGGCGAAGCCCTCGTGAACGGGATTTCGGCTTTCAGTGTCGATGCGAATGGCGATCTCAGCGTGTCTTACAACTCGGCCATAATCACAAATATCGTCATTGATGCCAATGGCGATATGCAGATAACCTACGGAGCCTGATTCATGCCAACCACCAACCTCGGCAGAGTGCGACCGATTTACAGAGGGCTTTATAGCGCCGCTACAGCGTATCGCCCTTTAGATTTCGTCACCTTCAACGGCGTAACCTACTTCTGCATTGCCAACACTACTGGTAACGCTCCTACAAACGTAGCGTTCTGGCAGGCATTGACGGCTGGTGGACTTGCTGATTTCGGGGTGACGGCCACCGCAGCGCAGTTGAACGTGTTGACTGGGATTCCTGCGTTGAGCGGAAACGGTAGCAGGTTCCTTCGTGTAAATCCTGATACTACGGCTTTGGAGTATAGAACCCCCGCCCAAGTCCGCGCTGACCTGAGCATCAACGGCATCGGATCGGAAACCGCCCCCACCATCACGAACCTCAACACGCTGACTGTTGGCGGCACTTATCATGTGCCAGCGAGTACGACAGGTGCATGATAAGTGCCG